CTGGTGTTGCAAGAGCAGACTTTGCTGACCTGTCATTTCAAAACGTTACTTTGACAGCTAGAGGAGCTTTAATTTATAACACATCATCTGCAACTACTAACTCTGCAGTTTGTGTTTTAGATTTTGGTGGAGATAAAACAGCTACTTCAGGTACGTTTACAGTTCAGTTTCCAGCACCAACATCAACAGCAGCGATTTTAAGAATCTCTGGTTAAATAGGAGGTAACCTCCTATGGCATCAGGAACTTGGAATACTGGCTCTTGGGGTCAAAACCAATGGAACGATAATGCGAATCCAACGCCTATCGTTACAGGCTTTGGTATGTCTGCAGCACTCGGAGACGAGTCAAGTTCAACTGAAGTTAATGTAGGTTGGGGTAGACAAGAATGGGGTCTTCAAGGTTGGGGTATAGCCGGTACTCTTATTCCTACAGGTATTTCTGCAACATTTAATTTAGGAAGTGTTACTACATCAGCTGATGCTAACACAGGTCCATCTACAAATAACAATCAAACATTAACGACCGGTCTTGGAAGCGTAACAGCTTTTGGTTTAGCTCAAGTTTCACCAACAGGTATTCCACTTACAAATAGTTTAGGGACAGTAGATGCGGGTCCTGATGCAATGGCAGTTGGTATCGGAGCTACTATGGGTCTTGGTACTGTTGAAGCATTTAACAATGAAGGTTGGGGTAGACTTGGTTGGTCAATAAATGATTGGGGTGATGCTGGAAGTTCTGTGCAAGCAGATGTTTCTGGAATTGCAATGACTGGAGCTTTAGGAACTCCAACAGAAATTACCGGTGGTGCAACTGTTGTTGCTAATACTTTAAATGTAGCTCAATTAACTTTAGGTGCTGTCGATCCTGCACCTGACGCAGCAATAACTGGAAACTTCATGATAGGTGCTTTAGGTACTTTAGGATTTTCAGGTAGTGTTTCTCCTAGTGTAACAGGTTTTGGATTAAGCGCTGCTTTAGGTAATGAGACAATAGACTTAAATCAACAAGTCAATGTTACTGGAAATCCACTATTAGCAAGAGTTGCTTCAGTATCTGGATTTACAGATGTTACTGCAACTTTTAATGGTTTTGGGTTGACTGCAACAGTGGGAAGTGGTAATGCTCTTATCTGGAACGAAGTAAATACAGGTTCCGCTCCAATAGATCCTCCAGGCTGGAGAGAGGTCGTTGCATAAAGAGTTTGACACTAACTCTTTATTTTTATAAAATAAACGATATAAGGAATTTAATATGGCGAATTCAACATCAGCAAGTTTAAAACTTACAGTTCAAGCAACCGGTGAAAACTCGGGAACTTGGGGACAAATTACAAACACTAACCTTTTAATTTTAGAACAAGCAATTGGTGGTTATGATACTTTTAATATAACCAACGCTGCTAGATCTTTAACTTTTACTAATGGTGCTCTATCAAATGGTAAAAATGAAGTTATAAAATTAACAGGAACTCTAGAATCTAATTTAACAGTTAGTATACCTAATTCAGTTGAAAAAACATACATTGTTGAAGATGGATGTAATCATGCTAATTTTACATTAACTTTTAAAACTGCATCTGGAACAGGTGTTGCTTTGTGTGAGGGCCACACTTACACATTATATTCAGACGGAACTAATGTCGTAAAAGCAGGTGAACTTAAAAAATGGAGAGCTATTTCTGCAGCAGAAACAGTTCAACCTGGTGCTCAACTTTTAGTAAATACAAATGGCGGAGCAGTTACAGTAACCCTACCAGCGTCACCATCTGCTGGTGATGAAGTTGCTTTTATAGATCAAGGATACGATTTTAATACTAACGCATTAACTGTTGGTAGAAATTCTTCTAATATAGCTAACGCAGCGTCAGATCTTGTAGTTAACACTCAAGGGGCTGGTTTCTGTTTAGTCTTTTCAGGAGATGCAACAACAGGATGGACTTATAAGGAGAAATAGAATATGGCTGCTAGAGGAAAATGGACAATAATATTTGATGATAAAAAAATAATAAAAAATTTTAATGAAGGAGCTGAAGAAGGTATTGGATATAAAATTGATGATGATGCTTTTTGGAGCCAATCTAAGTTTTCAAATATTTGGGCTATTCAACAAGGAGCATCTGTAACTTCAGATGAGGTAGAACACAGAGATACAACACCTCACACATCGTATGCTGATGCAAATCTTGGTGACATTAGTCAGTTTTCTAGTAAATGGGATTCAGCTCACTTAGATCAATTACAATCTGATTGGGATAATGATAATTTATATAACGAAGACGGTAGCGTTTCTGAAACTGAATCTGAAAAAATTGCTAGATTAGGTGCAAGGCCTACGTCTTATTCTTCTTAGGAGGGAGAATAAATGGCAAACTACGAAGCAACTAGATATGATTTTGATGGTGCTAACCTTACGGGTATTGAAGGAATTCCTACAGCCACAATTATACCTTGGTCAGATTCTTCTGTTCCAACAGGTTTCTTAGAATGCAATGGAGCTGCAGTATCTAGATCAACTTATTCTGCCTTATTTGCAATCGTAGGTACAACCTATGGAACTGGAGATGGCTCTTCTACTTTTAACGTTCCAGACTTACAAGATAATGTTCCAGTTGGAAAATCTAACAATAAAGCAATAGGTTCAACCGGAGGAGCAAATACAGTAGCTAAAACAGGAAACGTCGGCGGTTCAACTGCTAACGCAACTTTATCAACTGCACAACTTGCTTCACACACTCACCCTAGTGGACTAACTCTTTCTCCAAATCCAGATGGAGGAACAAGAGCTGGTGGACTTTTACAAGGAAAAAATTTAACGAATACAGGCAGCACTGGTTCTGGGGATGGTCATTCTCATAACATGAGTGCAAATTTTACGGGAGATGCAACTTCAGTTCTTCAACCTTATTTAACAATAATTTATATAATAAAAACTTAATATGTCTAATTACGAAGCAACTAAATATGATTTTAATGGAGCAAACCTTACAGATATTGAAGGTATTCCAACAGCAACTATAATACCATGGTCTTCTGCTTCAGTGCCAACAGGTTTCTTAGAATGTAATGGAGCAGCAGTTTCAAGATCTACTTATTCAGCTTTATTTGCAATCATAAGTACAACCTATGGAACTGGAGACGGTTCGTCTACTTTTAATCTACCAAATTTATCTGATAATGTAATTGTCAGTAAATCTAATAATAAAAATTTGGGTTCAACTGGAGGAGCTAACACTGTAGCAGCGACTGGAAATGTAGGCGGTAGTACATCAAACCACAGTGTATCCACTTCTGAACTTGCTTCTCACTCTCATAATCAAGGTAGTGGCGGTGGAGCTAATATAATTCAAGGTGGTTTACCTAAACCAAGAGGTACTACTACAGGCAGTACTGGCTCTGGAAGTGCTCACTCTCATAACATGAGTGCGAACTTTACTGGAGATGCGACTTCAGTTTTACAACCTTATTTAACCGTGTTATATATTATTAAAACTTAGTATTATGTCAAATTACGAAGCAACTAAATACGATTACACTGGAGCCAATCTTTCTGGAATTGAAGGAATTCCTACAGCAACTATTGTGCCGTGGTCTTCTTCATCAATTCCAACAGGATTTTTAGAATGTAATGGAGCAGCAGTTTCAAGATCTACTTACTCTGCATTATTTGCAATCATAGGTACAACTTATGGAACTGGAGACGGTGCATCTACTTTTAATGTTCCAGATTTACAAGACAATGTAACAGTTGGAAAATCAAATAACAAAGCTTTGGCTTCAACGGGTGGTGCAGATACAGTTCAATCATCAGGTAATATTGGCGGATCAACAGCGAATGCTACTTTATCGACTGCTCAACTAGCTTCTCATTCTCATTCTCAAGGGGGAGCTAATGAAACTCACTCGGACCCTGGAGGAAGAGGTGCTTCATCTATAGGTAACACTGGAAGCACAGGTAGTGGTGCAGGACACTCTCATAATTTAAGTGCAAACTTTTCTGGAGATGCCACTTCAGTTGTACAACCTTATCTAACAGCAGTTTATATTATAAAAACTTAATTACAGAAAAATTTGAATAGTTTTTCTAGGTATAATGGGATTCATTATAGGGGCAACTTTGTGATCAAACGGAGATTTTATAATAACAATTGAATTTCCTACTAAAGGAATAAAACCTTTAGAATATGTATCTTTAAATAATAATTCTCCTCCAAATAAATCATTCCACCTATGATTTATATAATAAGTAATTCCATATTGATGTTTTCCATCATCATGCCAATTAATACCAGAGCCATCAGTCATTGAATGAATCACAGGATTAAATTTATTTATTTTTACTTTATAAAAAGGATTGTTCTCTAATAGTATTTTAATTTTTTGAAGTGGTTTATAATTTGTTTCTAAATCTGTTCTTTTAACAAATTTTTTGTGACCATATTTTAAATCTTTATGCCATCTATTTTTAGTAGATTCTAGCTTAATTAATTTACTTTTAAAAATATCGTAATGAATTTTTTTGTATGTAGAGTAATCTAAAAAATTTTGAATATAATAAAGTTTATTTGGTATTTGATATACTAATTTCATGAATGTAAAAAACAATTAATAGAATATCTAGTTCCTTTTGTTATTGGTTCAGTTCCATGAATCCAAATAGGTTCCGCAGGAAATATCATAGCATCTCCTGTTTTAAAAGAATGTTTTATTTGACCATTAAAAAATCTAAACTCTCCACCTTCATAATCTTCATTTAAATTTAATGTACAAGAGGCTCTTATTGAACCATTAACATCACAATGATCTTTTATAAATTGTCCTTTATCATATTTTAAAATACGTACATTGTGTGAGTTTGCTATTAAATTATTAGTAAATGTTGGACATATTGTTTTTTGAATATGTAAAACATAATTAGTTATCATTATTGATATATATTTTTTGGCTAAATTTAAAGGTTTTATAAAATTTTTATCTTCCAAAGATAGTTTAGTTAAATCAATACATTTAAAATTATCTTCTTCATGTTCTTTAGTTTCATACTTATAACTAGATTCTGTATATGCATGTTTGGAATTATTTTCATAAACATCTATAAAATATTTACAAATATCTTTTGCTACTAAATTATCTACATGAAATTTAAGATCAGTAATTTTGTTATTAAAAGACACTTTATTTTTTTATTTTTTCTAAATTAAAAGCAAAGCAAATTCTTTTTTCCATTCTGTTTTCTGGTAAAACATAATGTAATAAATGATATGGAAATATTAAAAAATCAAAAAGTGTAGGTTTCATTTCAAAGGTATCTGAATCTCTTGCAAAATGAATATTATTATTTTCACTAGAAAGATAAAATACTCCGGAATGAGTTACTTCATCTCCTGAATGAAAGTGCGGTTTATTGTATGAATCATTACCTAAAACATTTAACCAGGAATGATAAATTTTTAAATTAAAATTAATACTTAAAAAATTATTTAAATTATCTATTAATTCTTTTTTTCCATCAAAATTATCATGAAATTGAAATCCTTTTACACAAGATTTTTTAATAAAGTTTTCTTTTTTGTCGTAATTATTTTCTACAAATAAAATAATTTTTTTATGTAAACTAAGAGGTATAGGAAATTTACAATGTGTAACAGGCAACGCAAATAAACTATATGTGTTTATCATTATTTTAACATCATCCAAGAAGTTAATATATATTTTTCACTTGATAAAGGTGGATTACCTCTATGTAAGTAAGGAAAGGCAGCAGGCCAAATAACTATTCTACCTGTTTTAGGTTGAACTCGTTTAGAAAAATGTAAAAATTCAGTTTCTCCACCCTCTTTTACATCATTTAAATATATGGAAAAAACAAAAGCTCTTGGTTCATTTTCATAACCTTTACCATGTTCTATATGCCATACATGATATCCTTCCGTAGGTAATGTTTTTTGAATTTTTAAAGAAGTAAAATGAAAAGGAACTCCATAAGCTTCGTCTGCTCCTACATTTTTAACATAATGATTCCAAGCAATATCAAAATTTAACATCATTGGTTTTAAACTTTCCCACCAAACTTCTACATTATTTTGTCCTGCAAAATATTGTTGATCTTGTTTTTGTAGTATTGATGCTTTTTCAAAACCTATTCTATTAATTGTATTATTAAATTTGTTTTGATCTTCATATAAATTAATTGCTTTATTACATTCTTGCTCTGTAATATAATTATCATAGACTCCAATAAAATTAGTAATATTTACAGTTTTTTCCATTATAATATTGATCCTTTCATTCTCTATAAAACTAATATATAACACAATTATGGCCTTAAAAAAAGTAGATTTTGCACCTGGTTTTAATAAACAAAGCGTACCCTCTGCTCTTCCTGGACGATGGGTGGATGGAGATTTTGTACGTTTCAGATATACTGCACCTGAAAAAATAGGTGGTTGGGAACAATTAACTGCTGCCTCTAAAACATTACCTGGCGCAGCTAGAGCACAATTGACATGGACTTCATTGGCAGGCGAACGTTACGCAGCTATCGGCACCTCTCAAGGTTTATTTTTATATTATGGTAATGATTTTTTTGATATCACTCCATTAGATACAGCTATTACTGGATGCACGTTAACTACAGTTAATGCGTCAAGAACCGTAACAATTAATAAAGGTTCACATGGTTTAGAAGTTGGAAGATATGTAACTCTTTCATCTGTTACGGTCACGGGAGCATCAGACTTTACAGCAGCAGAATTAGAACAACCATATGAAATATTGACTGTACCTGATGTAGATAAATTCACTGTTCAAGCTTCACGTGCTGAAGGAGGAACTGGTATGACAGCAGCAGGTGCTGTAACTGTTAATCCTTATGTTGAAGTTGGACCAACGACACAAACAACAGGTTATGGATGGAGCACGTCTACGTGGGGAGCTTCTACTTGGGGAACCGAAAGATCTACAAGCACAGTTGTGTTAGACCCAGGAAATTGGAGTCTAGATAATTTTGGTCAAGTATTAGTTGCAACTATATTTAATGGCAAGACATTTACATGGGATGCTGGAGCATCGGGTGCTAGAGGCATTAGAGCATCATTAACTACATCAGGTTTTTCTACTTCTGCTAATCCTACAGCTAGCAGATTTACATTAGTTTCAGATCGAGACAGACATTTATTTCATTTTGGAACTGAAACAACTATTGGTGATACAACTACACAAGACCCCATGTTTGTAAGATTTTCTAATCAAGAGGATTTAAATACTTATCTACCAACTGCTACCAACACCGCAGGTACATTTAGATTAGATACCGGCAATGAAATTAGAGCAGCTTTACAAGGTAAAGATTATGTTTTTGTTTTAACAGATAACGCTGCTTATGTAATTCAATTTGTAGGTCCACCTTTTACCTTTAGTGTTAGACAAGTTGGCACTAACTGTGGATGCATAGGACAGCATGCAGCTTCTTATGTTAATGGAGCAATATATTGGATGTCTAATGAAGGAGGTTTTTTTATGTACGACGGTACTGTTAAAGCTTTACCATGTTTGGTTGAAGACTTTGTATTTACTGCACAAAATGGAGATTTAGGTTTAAACTTTAATTCAGCAGATGTAATTTTTTCTTCACCAAATTCTTTATATACTGAAGTAAATTGGTTTTATCCTAAACTAGGATCTGAACAAATTGATCGATGTGTAACTTATAATTATCAAGAAAATGTTTGGACTACTTCATCTTTAGATAGAACTAGCTATGCTGACCAGGGAGTATTTGATAAACCTTATGCAACAGATTATGAATCAACAGCCACTCCGGTATTTCCAACTATTTTAGGAATTACAAATCTATATGGCGCTAGTATTTATTATGCGCATGAAGTAGGAAATGACCAAGTTAATAGTTCAGGTACAACTTCAATTAATGCATTTATAAGATCTGGAGATTTTGATATTGATGATGGAGAATTATTTATGTCTATGAAAAGATTTATGCCAGATTATAAATTTTTAGTAGGTAATTCTAAAGTAACTTTATTTATATCAGATTATCCCTCAGATGATCAATCAAGCTCACCTTTAGGTCCCTTTACAATAACTTCTACTACTGATAAAGTCGACACTAGAGCGAGAGGAAGACTACTATCTTTAAAAATAGAAAACGATGCTGCAGGTGAAACATGGCGTTATGGTAGTTTTAGAATGGATGCTCAACCAGACGGGAGAAGATAATGACAAAAAGACTAAACATTAAAAAAGCAATTAAAAAACCAGGTTCTTTAAGAAAAGCTTTAAAGATTAAAAAAGGTGAAAAGATACCTTTAGATAAATTAAATAAAGCAGCTAAAGCAAAAGGCAAGTTAGGACAAAGAGCTCGTTTTGCTAAAACATTAAGAAAAATAAATAAAGCATAATGGCAAAGTTAACTAATTACATACCTGAACCTGCCCAAGAATATGATGTAGAAAATCAAAGACAGATTATTGAGTCTATGACAACTATGAAACAACAACTTAATTTTTCTTTTCAACAAGATTTAAAAAACGAACAAGACGCTTTTAATTATTTTTTATCATGACAATACAATACAAAAATGCTAGCAAAATATTAGATGGTACAGCTATGACTACTTTATTAACTATATCTACGTCTGCCGTAGCCATTGTAAAATCTGTATATGTGTCCAACAATAGCACAGGAGCTGTATTAGTTAATTGTGATTTAAGAGATTCATCTGCTAGCACGGATGTAGAATTTTTTAGAAAGGACGTACCTGCTACAAGCACAGTCAACGCTACAGAACAAGGGTTGAATTTAGAAGCAGGAGATGCTATAAAAGCGCAAGCAGAAACAGCTAATAAACTTGAAGTAGTTGTTAGTTATGCGCTTATAAATAGAGAGAATGAAAACGGATAATATACATAAAATAGATTGTACAACAGTAACAATTTATAGAAATACAAAAACAGGCGAAACGTCTAAAGAGAAAGTAGAGGGTCCTGATATTGTAACAGATGTTACAGTTCACGTCTCACCGAAAGGATTGGATGTTTTCCAGAAAGTTATGAATGAAAATAAGAAACCAAAACCCTAAAGGCGGAACTGAATTACAATTAGGTTTTCTACATCAATACGTAGATAAAAAATTATTAAATCAAGTACAAATTTGTACTAGCGTACCTGGTAAAGTTCCTATAGATCCTAATAAACTTAACGTACTTTGGCAAAAAAATTCTTACGATCAACCTAATTTATATCCGTGGTTTAAAGATAAAAATAATCATCACAAATATGATTGGTATGTTTTTAATTCTCATTGGAATTATGAAAAATTTAGAATGATGTTTGGTATTCCAACAGAAAAATGCATAGTTATTAAAAATGGAGTTGAAAAAATAGCACAGTCTCCTCATTATGAAAAAGGAAAACCAATAAAAATTATACATCAAAACACTCCTTGGAGAGGACTGAGTGTATTATTGGGTGCAATGCAGTTAGTTAAAAATCCATTAATTACATTAGATGTTTATTCTTCTTGCGAAGTATATGGTAAAGACTTTATGGAAAAAAATGATCACAGCTATAAAGCATTGTATGAACAAGCTGAATCTTTATCTAATGTAAATTATATTGGATATAAACCAAACGAATACATTAGAGAACACTTACAAGATTACAATATGTATGTTTATCCTAGTATCTTTGAAGAAACTTCTTGTATTTCTTTATTAGAAGCAATGTCGGCCGGTTTATATAGTATCGTAACTAATTATGGAGCTTTATTTGAAACAGGAGCAGAGTTTCCAATGTATATTCCTTATGACAGTAATTACAAAGCATTGGCAGAAAAGTTTGCCTATGGTATTGCTGCCGCTGCAGAAACTTTACACGAACCAAGAATACATAGTCATTTAACCACTCAAGCTAATTATACTCAAATATATTATTCTTGGCCAAAACAAGCTGCTTCGTGGACAACATTTTTAAAAGGAGCTCTTAATGCTAAAACCAAATGAGCCAATATGGTTTAACGTAGACAAAACTGAAACAGCGAATAATGATACTTATCAAACAATTAAAACTAACAAAGTAGAAAATAAAGTAACCGAAATAAATTTAGGTACTTCTCCTCACAAAATTATGGTATGCACTCCTTGTCATAGTGATGTTAGTATGCATTACTGTCAAGCTGTATTAAAGTTTCAACAAGCTTGTTGGAAAAAAGGAATATTATGTAGTTTTACATTACTTAAATCGTCATTAGTTACACAAGGTAGAAATTTATGCGTGGCAGAGTTTTTAAATCATGAAGATAAATATACTCATTTATTATTTATAGACTCTGATATTGATTTTAGCGCAAAGTCTATTTTTAAAATGTTAGACTTTGATAAAGATATAATTAGTTTACCTTATCCAATGAAGCTTTTAAGTTGGGATAAAATATGGCGAAGACTTAACACAAAAGAAGATGCAATTAAAACTGAAAAAGATTTAGCAACATCGGGCTATACTTTTCCTGTTAAAGTAGAGGATCCTAATTCAATAACCGTGGACAAAGGATTAATGGAACTTACTCATGCTCCTACAGGCTGTATGTTAATTAAAAGGGAAGTAATTGAAAAGTTAATTAAACATCATCCAGAATTAGAGATATATCAACCTACCAATATTAATGGTAAAGAAATTAAAAAAGATAACATGTATAACTTATTTGACACACTACACGACCCTGAAACTAAAAGATATTTTGGTGAAGATTTTGGATTTTGTCAGAGATGGACAGATATAGGGGGCAAAGTATATGCCTATATAGATGATCCTATAACCCATGTGGGAGAATATACCTACACAGGTAGATTTAGAGATGATTTATGGCAAGCAGCTCGCCCTGTCAAATCTGTTGACGACACTAAAAAAATCAAATAAAGTATAATATTTACAGGATTTCTACGCCTGCTTAACAGTATAAATTTAATTAAATTATGGCGATATCTAGATCTTTAATGAACAGACAATTACAGGCAAACGGTGGAATTATGCAAGTTGCACCTAGAGAAAAATTTGGTTTAGGTAGTTCTCTTAAAAAGTTTGCTAGAAAAATTATACCTAATGAAATAGCAGATATAGCCGTTAAAGCAGCACCTTTCGTTGCACCATTTAATCCAGCAGTTGCAGCAGCAATGGCAGGTATTGGTAGTTTTGATCAAACAGGAAGTATAAGTGATTCATTAAAAAGAGGTGCATTAACTTACGGAGGAGGTCAGTTAGCTAGATTTGCAGGTGGTGCAGGATTTCAAGGTAATCCTTTTGAACAAGGCGGAGCTTTTAGAGGTGGCCTCGAAGGATTTAAAAGTGGATTTAGTTCACCATTAGGAAATCAAACAGGATTTAAATTAGGTAAACCTATTGAAGGAGTTGAAGGTGTAGCTAAACCCCTTGAGAGCGATTACATTGACGCTAGAGTTGACTTTAATGAAGCAGGTAATTTAAGATCTAAAGTGCCTTTAAAAACAAGTACGTTTGCAGAGGATGTAACTCAAGAAATGCTTCCAACTAATCAATTAAAAGTAAGCACGTTTGCAGATGATATAACTCAAGAAATGCTTCCAGGACAAATTATAGACAAATCTGTAGTAACTAAAAATAATCCTGGATTTTTAAAAGATTTATTTGATGGAGTAAGTAATCAAGATTATGGTAAGATTGCTAAAACAATTGGAGATGGAGCTAAAAAATTTGGTAAAGCCATGTTTACAAACAAAGATGGTTCTATAGACAAAGCAGCAGTATTAGGAGCAATGGCTTTTGCTACTTCATATGCGGAGGCTAGAGCGTTAGCGGCTGACACTGGCGTAGATAATGATCTAACTGAAGAAGAGTATAATGAAATTCTTAAAGATGAAAAAAAACAAGAGTACGCAGGTTATTTAACTAATTTTTTTGGGGGTCGAAAAGACGGTGGCAGAATGGGATTTGAATCTGGTGCTAATGAAATGATTAAAACACAATTATTAGAGGATATTATGCCAACCACCGGAGAAGATGAATTTGTAATTATTATGACAGAAGAAGGACCAAGAATGGTTTTAAAATCTAATCTACCTTCTGAGTCTATGATGATAGATACTACTACAAGTATATTTGGAGATGCAGGTAGAGGAAGAAAAGTTCCAGAAGAGTTTAGAGCTGACGGCGGAAGAATAGGATTTAAAAAAGGTAGTCCAGAGGAATCATCTGAAATAGGTATTATGGCCATCGACGTTGAAGCAGGTGATGACGAAGATAACATAGATGATTTAATGGCAGGTATCACATTTAGTTCTGCAGAAAAATCATATTTATTTAAAAGACTAGGTGGATCAGGTGGATCCGATAGATCTTATACTATGCCTCAACTATATAGAATATTAAACAGTCCTAGTTCTTACCCTAATGATGCAGCGATACTAAAAGAGATTGCAGTTATGGGTCTTGGTAAAAAAGATGGCGGAAGAATAGGTTACAAAGGCGGTGCTAACAGAGTATCAGAACTATTAATCTTAAGAGATGAAAAGATTGGTAAAGGTGAAGATGTATCTGATATTGAAGCAGAGATATTCCAATTAACAGGTAAAGTATTTAAATCAGTAGGTGGTATAGGAGATGTACCAACAGGTAAAATTAAACAAAATAGTGCAGGTGTAATTGAAAGAGATTACAGAGATGAAGGTGGCTTTGTCCCTGTTGGCGTTAAAGAAAGAGCTGATGATGTACCTGCTATGTTATCTAAAAACGAATTTGTAATGACAGCTGATGCTGTAAGAGGTATTGGTGGAGGAGATGTTGAAAAAGGTTCAAAAAAATTATACAAAACAATGAAACAAGCAGAAAAAGTAGGTAAGGCATAATGGCTGTAGATTATACACAAACAACCAGACGAGCTCCTTTTATAGAAGCTGCTCAAGAAAATTATATTGATTTATTAACACAACAAGTTGGTAGAGCTCCAGGCTCTACAATTACTGATGCTCAAGGAAATGTTATTGGCACTGTACCAACATTAGCGGAACTTGGACCACAAGTTGCAGCTCAAAATGTTTTAACTCAAGCTGCACAACAGCAGGCAGCAACTCAAGCAGGATTAGGTCAATTAACTTTTGATCCTGCAACAGGAGCCGTAACGGGTGCTGGAACAGGAACAGGTGTTGCAGGCTATCAACCTTTCTTGGATCAAGCGGCAGCTTATTCTGGCCCACAAGCTTTTCAAGGCTTCATGTCACCATATCAACAACAAGTAATTGACACAACTCTTGCAGAGTTCGATACTCAAACAGCTAAAGGTGTACCACAACTTGCAGCGAATGCTATTCAAGCAGGAGCTTTTGGTGGTGGTAGAGAAGGTGTGGCTCAAGCTCAATATGCATCTGACGCTGCTGCAAAAAGAGCAGCCTTACAAGCACAGTTATTAGGTCAAGGATTTACACAAGCAAATCAATTAGCACAAAGTGCATTTGAACAACAAAGAAACTTAGCATCATTACAACCCTCTCTTGCTGCAAGTGGTGTGCAACAATTAGGTGCAGCCGGTACAGGAAACTTGGCTTTCCAACAAGCAGGATTAGATGCAGCTCAACAAAGAGCACAACTTGCATATAATGAGCCCATGACTAGACTTGCGGCTTTCGGATCTGGAATAGCTAGTCAGGCGAGCGGATCACCAACTACAACAACTAATACTTCGTTAGGTGGTGTTGGAACAGTAGGTCCTTTATCACAAGCATTATCTGCTGGATTAAACGCTTATGGTTTAGGTAGTATTTTTGGAGGCAAAAGTTAATGTATTTTAAAAGACCATCATTTAGAAGAGGCGGATCAACGGGTATAGGACAACTAACTCCTAGAGTAAAAGCTTTTGCGGGTTTTCCTAACTTCGGTGTAGGTCAAGGTGATAATACCGGTTACAAAAAATATATGGAAAAAGTAAGAGCTGATAGAGAATCAAATGAACCTAGTGGTCTTATGAAATTAATATTGGGAGAGAGATATACAAACCCTGATTTTGTTTCTCCTTTTTTAAGAGTAGACTCACCTTTTTTTTCTAGTAAATCAGGTTTTGAATTTTTAACACCAGGTGGCCTACAGAAAGACACTACTTTTCTGACTACTGAAGGACCCAAGGTTTTTGAAGGTAACGTAGATACTAAAATAACATCGGACTCAGATAATTTAGTAGACACTTCAGATGCTAGAATAGAAGCCTTACGAGCTTTAAGAAGTGATGAAGCTTATAAAGACAAGAACTTTGTTATGAATAAAAACAATAACGATAACACTAATAAAGTAGATCTTAATGAGTTGATAAGTGAGTCATCTATGAAAGATTCAATCGAAGGTGAAGTAGATATTCTTAAAGACTTATTAAAAGACACTGGCGCAAGTAAAGGTGAGAAAGCTTTAATACTAGCTAAAGCTGTTAAGACACCTGGAACGATTGCAGATAAATTAGAAGTAGCTGGAGAAGGTGCAGTTAAACTAGCTAAAGAAGAACGAAAACAAGATAAGGCCTTAATACTTACTGCATATAAAAATTACAAAGCAAAAGAACTAGCTGATGGTAAATTAAATGCACAAGAAACTGCAGTTAAAAATTATGTAAATAAAAAACTTGCAGATCCTAACAACACAAAAAAAAGAAATGAACTTGAGTTAGAAGCTTGGGAGATTGTAATTAAAGGAAGAGATCCTCAAACAAAAGATCGAAACAAAGAATTTGCCATGGTTCAATTATCTGCATTAACAATACCGTATCAAGATGCTTTAAGAGATATAAAATTATTTGGTAACAAAAAAGATGCCGCTTCTAAACAAAAAATAGAAAGAGCTAATGAGATCATCTCTACTTACAAACAATATGCTGAAATTGCCGGAGTCACTATTCCAGGTTTAGCAGAAGGTGGTAGAGTAAACAGAGCTCTTGGAACTCCTGAGATGGGAGAAATAACTGAAACTGTAGAACAAGAAACTGTTAAAACTCCAAAGGGAGAAGTTGAAGCAACAGAAGTAGCAGCCGCAGAAAATGTAGAACCAATGAAAGAAGTGCCTATTATGGACTTTGCTACATTAAGATCTAGACTACCAAAAGAAATAACAGATGACATTGTACAATTATTAGCAAACAGCAAAGAAGCTTTACAAGATTTTTACTACATTAATTCACAAAATGATGTCAGTAGTTTTAACACAAAGTACGGAGTTAACTTAATATTACCACCACAGGTATTAGCATAGGAGGTTCTATGGATTGGCAAGAACTTGCTAAGATTGCATCATTTCAACAAGAACAAGATGTTGTAGCACCAGAGTCAGAAACTACTATTGGTGATTATGCACTCGATATATTTAGAGCACCTGTAGGTGGTATTAGTGATGCATTACAAGGTTTAGTTACATTAGGTGTATTACCTTTTGATATGTTAACTGACAAAGATCTTACAGGAAAAATAGATGCTTTTTTTGATGCAGCTCCTATTTTAAACATAGAAGCTAAAACAGGTCTTGGACAAATTGTTCAAACCATAACTCAATTTGGTGTACCATTAGGTATTGCATCTAGAATAGGTAGAGCCATTCCCCTTTTACGAAAAGCAGGACAAACTACTAAACTTTCTAGTTTACCAACAATCGGAGCTAAAGGTACAGAAATTGCAAGAAGAGCTGGGTACTGGGGAGCTCTCGGTGGAGCTACTGATATTGCAGTTAGTGTACCAACTAAGAATGTAGTTCTATCTGACATGCTTGGCATAACAGAAACACCGGATCTTGCATCAGCTTCAGGTAAAGACTTAGCTGTAGAAAAGATGAAACAAAAATTAAAATTTGGAGCTGAAGGTGCAGCTATTGGTGGTGCCATTGCAATGTTACCAGTTGCAGGTGCGGTAGGTAAAAAACTTTTAGGACCTGTATATAATAAAATAATTGATCCTGCAGCAGGTGCAGTATTAAGACAATTAGATAGTAAAATTATTAATCCATTGACAGTTGGAATAGCGGGTAAAGGTAAAGAAGGTAGCTTCATTACTAAAAATGTAACTAAACTCGGCACAAAAAAAGATAAGTTTAAAGATAAGTTATTTAAAAAATTAGATATACCTGATCCATCTATGTGGGCTTTCTATAATACTAAAGGTGGTACATTTGGACAAACGGTTGCGGGTAAATTAAGTAAGCTAAAAGAATACTTTGGCTCTGCTGGTTTAATGTCTAAAGGTTTAAAAAACGAAGGTGATAAAGTAACTGCTAAATTAGAAGCCATCACTAAAAAATTTAATCGTAAAGATGAATACATGAATGAAAAACTTTATGACATCGTTACTAAAATGAAAGGTAATATATTTGATAAGATAACAGGTAGTCCAGGCTATAGAAACATCATGGATGATCTACAAAAAGAACGTAATAAAATTACAGATTACATTATGGCTCCAGGTAAAAAAGAAGCAGATAAAATGTTAAACCTAGTAAATCCTGCAGTAAGAAAAGAAGCTAAAGAAATAAAACAAATGTTAAAAGAATCAAATCAGTTAGTAGGCAATATGTTTGCTAACTCTCCAATTAAATCTTTTAAAGATTTGGCTAGTTTAAAAATGAAAGATGCAGATAATTTTTTTAAACAAAGACTTGCATCTTTTAACAATAAAAATTTTAAGTTTGACGTAAAAGGTGAAGTGGCTGCTGGAGCTAGAAAAGAAATAAAAAACACTATTCTTCAAAATCAAAACATGCGACCTAAAAATATTTCTAGAAAAGAAGCAGATACATTAAGAAAAAAATTAAAAGAAGGTAAAAAACTTAACGAAAAAGAAACAGCATTTAATAAATTATTAGACTCTGAAGTAGCACTTAGAATGCAAGGATTAAAAAGTGCAGTAATTAATTCAGGAGCTAATGTTAATAAGTTTTTTGCATCTGTTGGTAGATTTACAGGTAGAGATGTAAAGAAAGTAAGCGATCTTTCTGATGAAATTAGAAAATTTTTATCTACACCTAAAGGACAAAAAGTAGAAATAAAAGACTACAGCCCAGTATTAGATACAATTATATGGAATAACAAACAAGTTTATCAAAGACAATATTTTGATCTCGTAGAATCAGAATGGTTAAAAAATGGTATAGTATTTAAAAACATTTTAACTGATGACGCGGCGTATCAAGATGTAATAAGAAGAGGAATTGACCCTACACGTTTAAGAAAAATTACAGCTCGACCAGATGCTGGTATTAACTCTATTGATGATTTTGCTTTAGACTCTAAATTTTTTAGAAATGAAAAAATGAGAAAACCTAAAGAAGGAGAAGCAGCAAAGTTTGACACTTATTTTACACTTCCTGAAATTGCAAACGCAATACAAGGAGTAAAAAGTAACTTTGATAATTTATTTGATAATGTTTTTTATTCTAACATTATGAAATTCAAAGCAGGTGGTCAAATAACTAAAACTATTTTCTCACCAATGACACAAGTAAGAAACGTTTCTACAGCATCTTTCTTTCCATTAGCTAGTGGATTAATAGGAGGTCGTACTTCAGTATCGCAAGCAT